CTTGTAAAGACATTGACTAGGTAAACTACTACTAAAAGCAAATATTTATACTCCCCGTGAATGTCTATTCAGGGAGTGGCTCAACTCTAAAATCTACGGCCGAGTTGAAAAGACCGTGCAGCTCATAATCATCACCAGCTGCTTGCAAAACTATCACCTCTATGATAGAGGGAATCGACTCCATCTGCTGCAACGGGCTCAGAACTCTAATCGAGAACTGGCCCATTGAGAATGGAGTGGGGTCTGAGTACGCACCATTGCATACTCTCTTGAAACGCGTAGTGCTCCGCCAAGGAAACACCACCTCAAGGACGGTCACACCAGCAATATTTAGGACAGTGGTGTACTGTCCGAGGGCTTCTTCAACAGTTAAGCCGGATGCCTCAAATCCGACATGCGAACAAATCATCAACTTAGCCGCGTGCAAAGCGGTCCCGACCACAATAATCTTATACTTCAACGAACCCCTCCAAAAACTATAGGGTGTCGAAACATAGGACATAAGATCCAGGTTGATAACATCATCCACACCAGCTGTGAAGAACCGGGCACAAGGGCATAGATCCGCCTTGAACAAAACGGAATTCACTGGATCCGATGTCTGCACGGTGAATGAACCTATCGGAGTATACCGTGAAGTTAGGTAACGCACCGACATCTCATCAACGTCAGTAGCCAAGTCCTTCCTCTCAGGATATCTCTCCGGCCTTGACTCTAGATCCAATCTATTGGCGTAATCAACTGCCACTGAATTACACAAATTCGGATTAGTCCTCACCACAACTGGCATAGGATTTATGGCCAAATTTGGTTTGTCCAGTGGAGCCGATAATGCCGTCTCTCCTCCCGTGAACGCATCAGCCGACGAGTCCTTGAAATCTATTGAAGAGTCCATAACATGTTCTATGTTATAACTATAGTTGGACACCTTACTCTGTATCCCACCCTGCGCCTCAACCAACACATTCTCCCTAGGGTTAATCACTGAAAACTCACTATCCAAAAACCGTGCGTATGCTGTTAGAGACAAAATCTCTGTTGTGGAACTAGGCCCAAATCTTAGGGGCGAAACCACAACCAACAACAATGTGCCGAGTGTCTGGGACGAAAGCTTCCGTGTGTCCAAGGCATCCAAGTAATGCAGGTAAGGAATATCGAAAGCTACAGTGACATCCTTACCCGGGAACATAAGCTCATGTCTTGTCGACATGCAGCTA